ATCTTCATCCGAATAGTAGACCGCTGAAAATTGCCCAATCCAGCGTTGAAGGAAAATGAAACACACGCATCGAAAGCCCCTTGACGACCAGATAAAGAAGGAGCAAGTCGTAAAACACCACGTTCAAAATTATCAACATCACTTGCGAATAACGAATTGATTTCATCTTTAGACCATGTGCGATTGTCTTCAGCCTTTAAGACATAATTTTTACGAAGGATAGGTTTATCAGCCATTTCCTCATGTTTTGGCAAATAAACAACAGGCAGTCTTATCTGATCTTGGTACAGAACATGACCATAACCAATAGTCCAGACATGAGCAGGGCATAGGTAGGGCTTATTCCTACACCCCTCATACTGGTGCATCAGGTTAGCGCCAGCTTCACTTAACTTCATTTCTTAGACCAAGAGCGTGAGCCAAACCAGAAACCGATAATGCCGCCCAACATAGCCATCTCATCAGTTGAAAAAATAATGTCTGACAAGCGAATCAAGTCATCCATGTTCAGAACTAACTGAGGATTTGAGTAAACGTAGTAAGCAATCCATGCGTTGATAGCACAGAGTTCTAAAACAAAGATGTAGGTCACTACAGGGCGTACAGTACCCACAAAGTTCACCACCCATGTAGAAGCCTTCTCTAAGACCTTCTCATCGTGCTTGAGAGCCGCTTCAGTCATCTGGGCATCTGTTTGCATGGCAATCTGGTCTGTGCGGATTTCCTCGACCTTCTGTTGGGCAACAAGCCCCTGTGCCGCCAGTTGTAGTTCTCTTTCAGTCTGTACTTGAGCCAAGGCTAACTCATGCTTTTGGTCAGCTTTGTTCTGAAAGTAATCCAGTAGTTTTGGCAAACCAGAAATTAACAAGCCGCCTAGTGTTGAGAATAGTGAAAGCATTTAAAGTCCAATCTTTTCTAAAAGCATATTGACAATTTTGTCCGAAATGAAGTTTGGCAGTATCTTAATGACATCCAAAAACAGGTGCGCTGCCCAACAAGCACCAATAATTTTAAAAACCATGTCTGCTTGCTTTTGATATTCATTCACCGACCACACCTTACTTTGGCACAATGGTCTAAAGCCTCAAAAATACCAAAAGCAACCAAAGCAAGCACTAAAACAATACCGCCTATCAGCAGTCCCATTTCTAGTTCTTCTTGCTCTTTCCTTTTCTTCTTAGCTTCGGCTTCTTTCTCTCTACGAGCATTGTGAGCATCCTCTACATCCATAGCCTGTGCTCTAGCCTTAATCTTTGCCCACACATCCATCTTGTTAGCTTGAAAAAACAACATCTGAAGTTCTTTTTCAAACTCACGGGTAGACTCTAGAGCCATCTCAATCTCGATAGCCATACCCATGCTAGAGCCACCCTTCTTGGCGGCAGCTACAGCCTTTGTAGCCTCACTCTTAGCATTGAAATACTTACCAAGTAAAGGCCCAAGCGAAGCAACATCATCAACAGTCTTAGAAGCCTGTTTAATCAGTTTTACAGCACTCTGTATTCCTGCTAGAGCTGTTACTGGATCTATGGGCAACATAATAAAACCATTCAACTACAACAAATTAAAAAACAAAGAAGAAGGACTGTCGCATTTGCTAAAGTCCAATCTTTCAAGTTAATCGCCAAGAATGCCAGTTGCACTTCCAACAGCCGCAGCACCAGTTAGTAATCCAGTTTTTGGTCTTTGCGCTCTTTTGTTTAACTCTCGTAAGATTGCCGTTTGTTCTACTGGATCAACAGTAAACAAGCGTTTTTGTAAACCCTCTGAACTCTCGCTACTTATACCTTTTGCTCTTGATAACATGGCAGAACCACCCGCTCGTAAAAGACTAACAAGATCGCCAGTTGCACCTGCTTGTGCAAGTGAACCAAGAAGATTGGCTTCTTCACGCACCGCCTTGTTTTCATCTGTTCGAGAACCGCCAAGAACACGTTGCTTAGTTTCAGCTTGCCGATTCAATCCTTTTACATATTGAGAAAACTCTGTATATGAGTCTTGATCTGGGAAAGCATTTCGCAATAACAGTTTTTGGTTTTCTGATTTAAATATTTGTTTAGTAAAATCACCGCTTTTGAAGTCTCCCAGACGCTGGTTTACATCAGCCATCACACCCAAACGAAACGCTTCTTTTTCATCAGAAGTCATTTTTTTGATGTTAGATGTAGCTTCTGCAGGGTTGAGTTTCTGATAGTCTTGACCCATCTTGAAAGCATTCTTTATGCGTTCAGCATCAGCAAATTCTGCATTAGCTTTCTTGTACTCAGGATTGAGTGATTTAATAAGATCATTAAATTCGTTTTTGACTTTAACGACATCACTTCCATAGCCAGACATCTTCTTTGTTATGTTGTCTGTTTCAGCATCAACAATTCGGTCAAGCCCCATTTTAATTTGATGCAAAACATCAGTAGGAACTGATTGAGCATTACGAATGGAACTAAGGTCTGGCAATTTTTGCCCATAAACATCTGCTCTTTTAACCGCCTCTCCATAGGCTTTAGTAAAAACATCTCTATCAATAAATTTTCGAAATGGCACAGCATTGATGGCTTTGCTATAGGCTTCTGGATATGCCTGAGAAGCAAGTCGTGATTGATTTGCAGTTAATGCCTCAAGATACTCAAAACCATTAACGTTTTTAGCTAAACCCGCTTTTTCAACCAAGCCTTTTACTATGTCATTAGGCTGATCAATAAGACGATTCTCAAGAAATTCTTTTGTAGAACCCTTGGCTGAAGATTGAACAGCGTATGCGCTATATGCTAAGTCGTTCAGGCTTTTACCCAAGTCAGCAATGACAGGATTAGGAACACCTATACGACGCAATTCATCCAATGCTTGTTGCGCTTCTGTTGGAGAAAGATTGTCTTTTTTAAGGTAGTTTGCCAACATCTTTGATGCAGCAGCCTCTTGATCTCCAATCCCTGCAGAATTCATCACATTCTTAATTAGCGTTCCAGCACCCTTTACAACAATTGGAACAGACCCACCCAACAAACCGCCAAATGCTCCACCCATTGCGGCTTCCGATCCTTCATCCTTCTCGGCAAAACCATAACCAGAAGCTGCACCTGTGGTCGCTCCAATTGCAGTACCACGGGCAATTTGACCTGGCACAGTCTGGCCTGTAATCAATGCTTGAGTGGCAGGGGCAAGTTTTGCTACCTGTTTGGCAATACCTAGTGGAGCAATTAAACTGCCTCCAATTTCTGCAGTTGTTTTAACAATTGGCATATCAATGCCAAATTGTTTCTGTTGCTCTCGCAAAAGATTGCGTTGTTTCTCATACTCCGGCCCACTAATTGAGCCAGTTCTAAGCGCTGCTTCAATTTCGTCAAGTGTTCCAAATGTCAAGCCTTGACCAACAGACCTAGCAGCTTCGGCTACCCCTGAGTACTCTACGGGAGAACCAAGGACTGATTTAAATGCCTGTGGTTGTTCAGCAAAGGGTGCATCTTTGTATTCAGCCATTATGGTTTTGTCCTTCTTTGTCCTTCGGGGTCAATGAATACTGTTCCTGATGGGAATTTGGGATTTTTCAGAAACCTTTGATAGTCAGCATTGTCAATAATTTGAACATCAAATTTAGGAACTTCAATTGCACGTTCTGGCGCAGCGAAATTAGCATTACTTCTACGTCTTAATACATCATCAGCAGCGTTCTGAGTACGTCTAACATTGATGTCAACCAAACGTCTCATTGCCGCTGCCGCTGCTTGTGGAGACTCTGAACTTTCAAGTTCTTTTGCCGCCCTTACAGCATCACCCTCAGTTTGTGTTCCTTTGTTTAACCGCAAACTCTCATTGGTCAATACTTTTAAAAACTTGTCATAGTCTTCTCTAGCAAGAACATCAGGATCGTTTGAACCAAATGCTTGCCGTGTTCTGATACTAGCTCTATCTTTCAGACCAAACTTGATTTCACCAGATTTAATACGTCCAATGAAGTTATTAGCATCAGATGCTAAGTTTGTGGCGGCTGTTGCAGTTCCATAATCTGCTTCCTCATCTTTTGCAAGATAGCTTGGCAATGGCTTGTTTCTAGCGGTTTCTGCTTTACGCTCTGCTTCTGCTCTCTTCATATCTTGTTGGAATGCAATGTTCTGCGTTTGCAATGCTTGATTGCCTTGCTGAATCAAAAGGCTTTGACGAGAGTTCTCAAGACCTTGAGATCTTAATGAAACAAGCATATCTTGATTATTTTTGATCTGTGTTTGATTTTGTTCAAACTGGCTAATTCGCTGAATCATCTCAGCTAACTCTTTAGTTTTTACATCAACCTTTTCAGGATCAAGAATTCCTTTTTCAAGACTAGTTGAATACTGTTTTGCAAGTGTTTGAACAGTCTTTGGAATGGTTTGATCTTCAAGAAATACCTTAAATGGGTTGTCTTCTAAAGCGCCCATTGCGCCAATCCTACGCAAATCAGGAATAACTTTGGCAAACTGAGAGATTGCCGCCTGTCCTTGTGGGAATGACATTAGTTTATTCTTCACCTCTTCATTGACGCTACCATCTGGATTTTTCAATTGAGTTATTAAGTTTTGAGCAATTCCTTCAAGTCCTTGGGTTTGCATCCGTTGACCACGTTGAGTCAAATAATCCTCATTTTTCATGGCTTGCATTCTGGCTTGTGTACTTTGCTCACGCAAAGCATATGCGGCTTCTGCGTCCCCACTTTGTAATGCAAATTGCACCGCCATATCAAAAGTTTCAGGCTTTGATGGGTCAATCATTCCAAGTATTTGTTGACGTTTTGTGATGCGATTTAGCATTGGGTCTTCTACACCCATCAAACCCGCTACACCACGACCTAGTTGACCAACACTAGCTTGCAGACTCGCTTGAGCAGCCGCACCAGGAGAGAGTTGGGCTAACTCATAACCACGCTTCAAATCTTGTTGATACTGTTGGTTTTGATACATCTCAGGAGTCAAACCAAAAAGACCCGCTACCATACTATCTGCCATGATGATTCCTTAAATATACAAGCCCATGTCTTGATTACTATAGGCTAAACCAGTTCCAAAACCAGAACCACCTAAAGGAGTTTGGCTAAATAATGCTCGTGCGCCTCCACCAAGCAATCCACCTATAGCATTGCCAAACATTGCATTAGGATTACCTGCCGCAATCAACCCTTGAGCCGCTAAGTTTCTTGTTGCATCAGCACTTGTAGCCAAATTGGTACTCAATTGAGCGCCTGTCAAACCAAGTCGTCCAACATTAGCACCAGCTTGTGCTGCTTGTTGACCAAGACCTATTCCCATAGTCAATGGCTGTTGACCAAGAGCCTCAAGACCTTGAACTTGTCCAGAAGCAGTTGTATAGGGTGCATAAGAGCCTGTTTGACCACTATAGTACTGACCCATTGTTCTTGAACCTTGGTCAAGCAAGTCAGCACCAAACATAACATTTCTTTGACCAGCAAGTTCAGCATTAGCCGCCAACTCAGCTTCTTGTCTAGCACGAGCATTAAACAAAGCCTGTAGTTCAGGGGTTGTAGCTCCGTAATCACCGCCTTGAGCAACAGATAAACCAATACGACCTTGGTTTCTTAATCTGGTTTGCAAGTTAGCTAGTTCTATTTCTCGACTAGGAGCAAGCAAATTCATCTGTTGAGCAAGATAGTTCTGAGCAACTTGTTCAGGAGTTTTAGCCAAATATTCATTGCCAAGACCAAACAACCTTTGAGCGCCTGTTTGCAAAGGAGCAAATTGTGCTTGTGCTTGTTCTGCTTGTGTTAGACCTTGATTCTGTAAAGCAACAAATCTATCTTGTTGTGCTTTAGCTTCAGGAGTTAAGGTATACCCTGCGCTCACCAATTGACCAGTTGTAGGATCAACTTTGAACTCAGCAGTGCCAAACCTAGTAGTCATTCCAACAGGTCTAAACTGTGCGGCTTGTTTAGCGGCAACAGTCTCAGCTTCAATCATTGCTTGGGCTTTTTGAGTCGCTTCTCTTGATTGTTGCATTTGAAGCAAGTTGCCAGCAGTTCCTAAACCACCAGAAATAAGATTGCTTAATCCACCAGTCACAGCACCTCCTAAAGATGATAAAGCGCCAGAAGCCAATGCACCACCAACAGTACCAGCCGCAGGTAATGCAGAACTCAATAAACCGCCAGCAGTAGAGGCTACAGCGGGAGCGACAGTAGGTGCTACAGCAGATGCCGCAGGAGTCAATGCCGTAGCCGCAGTTGTAGCCGCAGGAATTGTAGCCGCAGGTAAGGTAGACGTTACTGCGGGACTTAATAAACCAGTTGCAGTTGCCGCAGTAGAACTAGAAGTTCCACCTGCAATACCTGCATTTGCCAAATCAAAAGCACCGCCAGAGCCAGCAAACTCTAAACCTACTCCAGTTGCACCAGAAGCCGCACCTGCATTTAAGATGGTTGGCAATCCAAGGAGTACTCCAGCGCCTATTGCAAACTCTTTTAAACCGCTTTTAACTTCTTGTTGAGTGCCAGTTTTCTCTACTTCACCAGAAGGCGTGTATTGGGTATACGATCCACCTGCCTTGTTATCAGTTGCTTTGTAGGTAATAACATTCTCAAGCCCACCAACCTGTTCACTCTCACCAGAGCCAGTAAATTGATATACGGGCTGAATAATGGTATCTCCAAGGGTAACAGTTTGTCCTTGAGGTACTGTAGCCGCCACCCTAGAAACAATCTGACCCTCTGGCACACCAATAGCTTCAGCAAGTTGTGTTGGAGAAATGCCATAAGCCTCCATTGATTTGACAATCTGATTGTCAGTAATGTTTGGATTGGCAAGTAATATTTCAACAAATTGCTGACTATTGATAGGACTGTTTTGTGGTTCTACACTAGACAACGAGTCAATAGGTTCAAGATAATTAGAAGATGAATCTTCTGCATTAAATCTTCTTAATTCTGATTGTCTTGGGAACATGGTAGCCATAATTCTTACTCCACTCTAGGGATTTGTGCTTCTAAACTTTACCAAGGTGTACCAGATGCTTTAACAGGATTCTTGAGCAAATCAATCTGAGCCGCCAAAGATGACTCTGTAGCACTCTTGTCTACAGATTCCCACACCCAACCTAATACAGTTGATTCTGTAAGGTCAGAATAAGGAACAGTAATAGTTCCTTCAGGCCATGAGACTGTTGCGTAGGAAGATGCAGAATGATCTCCATCTACTGCCGTTACTGTCCAATGTGCTGTGGTTACAAAACCGTCAGCAGTGTTGCGATCAAGTTGGGAGATTTTCCATGTAGTAGTAGTCATGATTGTTCCTTTAAGTTAAATGCCAGCGTCTGCTAGGCGTTTACGAAGTGATTGAATTTCCTTGACCAACATTGGTACAAGTTTGGAGTAATCCACAGCCATCATTTCTTCTGGGTCTGCTGGTTGGTGTACTGCCTCTGGTGCAACAGTTACAAGTTCTTGAGCAACAAAACCATAACGCTGATGTGAACCGCCTGCTTTCCAATCAAATTTACGAACTTGCAAAGCATCAATCAATGTGGATGCAGAGTCAGCGTCAGTAATGTTTTCTTTTAGGCGTTGGTCAGAAGTGGTGTTGAACTGAACTGCTGTTGTGCCATCTTGTGTAATAGAGCCAATTGCGCTTCCGTTATATGCAAAGTTCATGTACCCATTACCTGATGTAGTTCCGTTTGCATGACCTATCCCAATACTTCCTACACTAGTATTCTGCATCAAAGTGATGCCTTGAGATGGTGTATTGCTTGCTGTGGTAGTACCTGCTAGTAAGTTGCCGCTTGAGTCGACGCGAAGTGTCTCGCCCGCATTGGTGCGCGAAAGAATAAGTGTTGCGTTATTGGCTCCGGTTGCGCCAATATTCTGCCAATAATATTGATTGGTGTTATCGCTGTTGTTAAGGTAAAAAACACCCGTGCTTCGAATTTGCACGTTACCCGCAACATCAAGTTTCGCTGACGGCGAACTTGTACCAATACCTACATTGCCTGTAGTACTGATGCGCATTCTTTCGGTATTGTCTGGTGAAAATACTAAATCACGAACTCCGCTGGTAGTTCCAAGAATTACAGCATCAGAAAAGTTGGAACGTAAATAACCGCCACGACCACTTGCCACATCATCCACAACAGCGATTCTGGTATCTGCCGCAGTACTTACAACTGCTAATTTTGCAGAATATGAAGATGGTGAAGTTGTACCAATACCAAAGTTACCGCTTGAGTCTATACGGGCACGTTCTGTTGGCGTACCAGAACCAGTTAGGAATGTAATAACTCCAGTTGTGGAAATTTCTGCTCCACTAACATTGTTCTCAGGGGTGATGTAAGAAGTAGATGAATATTTCAACAACTTGCCAGCACCAAGAGAAATATCTCCAGTAGTCGCTAAGTTCGTACCATCAAAAGTAAGCGCAGAACCGCTTGTAACGACCTTAGAGCCGTTTAAATAAGCAACACCATTGGCAGTACCACCATTAAACGTAACTGTGCTAGAAGTGGTTAAAGTAGTAGCAGAGACAGCCGCAGGGGTAGTAGAACCCAATGCCGCAGGAGAAGCCCAATCAGCACCATCTAACGAATCAACATTAAGGTTAGCAACCTTGGTAGTCGAAGCAATGACCAAAGGAGCAGTTCCTGTCGCCAATGTAGATGTGATAGCACCAGTAGCACTCAAAGTACTAAACGCACCCGTAGATGCTGTTGTAGCACCAATCGTTGTAGCGTTAATAGTTCCACCAGTTATTGCAGCAGAAGCATTGTCTGTCTTCGTAGCAATAGCAGTAGCAATATTGTTGTACTCAGTATCAATCTCAGTACCACGAACAATCTTGAGTGGATCGCCAGGAGTTAGATTGTCTTTAGTAGCGAAATTAGTGCTTTTTGTGTATTGGCTCATATTATTCTCCGTGTTTCAAATATGCCACTAACATTTCCAACTCTTGTAAAGTTGCATAACCTTTAACTCGGTTTGCTTTCCAAGAGATAATTTGGATATTGTCTGGCGTGTAACCTTTTGTTGAATCTATGCGGTCAATACTAGGACTTGTTTCTCTAAATCCAGCAGTATTGAATTCTAATTTCATTCCAAAAATAGGGCAACATCCATCTTTGGGATAGATTTTTTGCACATCTTCAACAGTAATCGTATGCTCACGATCTTTATCTTTTGCTCGTTGCTTCGATGCGTTAATTAACATTTGCAAACGATAGTCAAAGTCTTTTCTGCGATTACGCTGATATGTACGAGAGTATTCAAGATTCTCTTCGTAATTTTCAGCCCTACGTTTTGTTTGATAAGCTAAATCACAAGCTCTACATCTATATTGCAAACCATCAGGAGCAGCATTATTTTTTGTGTAATCAGTTAACGGCTTATCAACTTTGCAATGACCGCAAACTTTTGAAGTCTTAACAACTTTTAGAAGTGCACTCATGATACCTTCCCGTTCTTAGATTGAATTTCAATCTTCTGAATTGATAATTGAACACCATTGATTGTAGTTTCGTAACCAGTTTGAACAATCTTGCCCGCACCAGAAGCATTTACATCCAATGTCTTAATCAAAACACCACCAGAGTATTGTGCTATTCCATATTCAGCAAGACCATACTCATAGTTCTGTTGTTCAGGAATGTAAGCATTGCCCGACAAATAGTTGGCGGCAAAGTCAAATCCCCACTTAATCGTCATAAACTGGTTTGAACCACCAATGATGATTGTCTTAATCCTCTTTAGAACAGAGATCTGATTCTCATTGCCTAAATCTGCATGGTTTGTGTAGTAAGACATCCTGTAAGTAGAAGTGTGATCTAAGTAACTCTCATACTCACCGATATAACCATTCTTACCAATATACAAGTCACCATTACGCAAAGAATACAATGATGTAGGATTGATTGAATCCCACTTTGTAATTCGAGATGAACCATCTTGTAGTTGCATCTTTGTATCAAAACAATACACTTGTTGAGATACTGGCATTGTCAACAAATAAAAACCATTCTTTTCTGAGTAAACAGATTTAAGATTGCCCAAGGTTTCAATAGCCAAAGAAGATATTAAATCAGACCTAATATTCTTAGATAAGTCTCGCAAAGGAGCAGACTTCTCTTGAATAGTCCTCATCAAAGAACGTACACCAGAGTCTGATAAGAAAATAACATCAGTACCAATGCTCTGAATTGAGTCTCTAGCAATACATCCAATTGACCCTACTGTGTCACTTAACTGAAGCGTTGCAGGAGTTGTTGCACCAGAGTAAACAAGAATCTGACGCTTGCCAAAGATAAACAAGAAATCATTGTGAGCCGCCAAGCCCATCACTTCATCAGAACCATTAGGCCATACCCTAGAAACATCTAAAGTACCAGTAGTGCCACCACCCCACACATGACCTGCAATCAGATCAGAGAAGGTAATCGTAACCTTGTCAGTTGTAGTATTAGCAACCCACAGGCGACCAAATGCAGAAATGCAAATGTTTGCTGAAGGAACTGTTCCTACATAACCAGTTTTCTCTGAAACTCTACGATAAGTAGTAGTACTTACAGCAGGGTCAAATATGAGAGGATCGTGTCCTGATTGGAAGAAATAAGTAATGCCATTCAAAGAAGCACAATGCCAGTTATTAGCAGTAATAGTAGGAGCGCTACCACCACCTCCATAGGTCAACTCAGTAACAGCATTGGAAGTACCAAGTTTGAATAACTTATTGTTGCCAGAAAACAACACAGTTAAAGTGCCATCAATTTGCACTAACTGATGGATTACAGCTACATCATTAGCACCAAGATTACCAGAAGAGGAGTTAACCCTAGTCCAACCTTTTCTTGAGCCAATACGACCATATTGATCAATCACGCAATTAGTGGCAACCAAAGCAAAACCAGAAGACAAATCCAATGGAGAGTCTTGCGTATTCAGGCCATAAAAGCCTGGTGCGCTTATGCTATTACTTTGTAGTGGAGCTGCCATTAGACCGCCACAAAGTTGTCTTCAGGGTAACGAGTGCTTTCCAACGCAATAGCATCAGATAGCATTCCACGGAACAAAGCATAAGCCTCTGAACTTGCCGTACCGCCATCTTCACCACGTTCAATCAAAGCACGAGCATAAGCACTCTGAGTTACCAAATAGTCTAATACCTTTACAGATGTGCCATCAGCAGACAAAGCCGCTTGTGGGATGGTCAAATCAAACAACAGAGTAAAAGCACCAGAAGGAACAGGAAACAAGTCTACTTTGGTGTCTCCACTACCATCCACACCGCTAAAACAGAACTCTGATGGAATAGACTGTGAAGGTGCGCCAAGGTTCAATTTGCGGTTCATGTCCACAAACTCAATGTTCCGAAGACCAATTAAACTTGTTGTGTTAAGCGCATCATTGATACGGAACTTCTGTCCCGCACCTGTCAAAGCATAAGAACTCGTGCCAGCAGTAGTCGTTACTGTGATTGCTTGAGTAAGACAATTCCAGTTGTAAGAGTCTTCAATCTGTCTCTTAGCATCATTGACAAACTTGCCGATCAAAGCAGAATAGTTAGTCTCTGAAACAGTTGAAACATTTGTCTCACGCAATCGTGTCAATACATCGTTGACAAGCTCTAAGTAGGTCATGTTCTTTGCGCTCCTGAAACCTCAAATGTGGCAATAAAACTAAAGGTACTTCCAGCTTCAGTCGTAATTTGAATCTTATCGCCTTCTTCTAAAACGATATAAGCATTGCCATCAAATTGAAGGTATGCTTTTGAAGTAAAGTTGTATTCAGTCAGGATGTCGTAGGAAGTGGCGGCACTTGCATCATTCCACACCACAGTAATGTGTTTTGTCGATCCACCAATATTGTGGATATACATGACTGTAAATTTGGCGTAGTAACCCGTAGGAACTGTATAAACAGTAGTTAGCGTATTAGCTACAGGTTCAACTCCAACGGATACTGGTCTCATTTGTTCCTCTTAGAGATCGCTTTAGCTTTTGCTTTAGCGTCTTCCTTGGACGTTGCGCCCCAAGCTCTAAGAGAAAGTAAAAGTCGGGTAGGCTTTCCATCTTTCATCTCAGCGCCAGGCATGTTGCCCATTCGTGCTAAAAAGGATGCCCTACGAGGGTTATCTCCCGACTTTACTGGTGGTTTTAAATTGCCACCCGTTTCTGCATTATACGATGCTCTACCTTTGGCATTCAAGCCCCCTTTGGGGTTTTGATGCGCTTTTAAGGTCATTTCTTTTTAGCAGTCTTAGCTGCTTGCTTAAATGCCGCCTCAGTAGGTGCACCTTTAGAACCAACCTTACGCATCTTTTCTTTAGAACCCGCTTTGATGCGTTCTTGTTTGGCATTGATGTTAGCGTATAGACCTTGTTTCATTTCTTTTTCCTAGCTTGGGATAAAGCAATGGCGAGGGCTTGTTTTGGCTTTTTTACAACAGGGCCACCCTTGCCAGAGTGAAGCGTTCCCGCCTTGTACTCTCGCATGACAGAACTAATCTTCTTTTCTGCCTTGGTCTTTTTCATTTACCACGACCTGATTTCTTCATCATGTTAGTAGCGGTACGACCACCACGGGTAGGCATAGCTTTAGGCTTACCAATAGCAATCATTACAGTAACAGGCATAGATTTCTTCTTGCCATACTCTTTGGCTTCTTTCTCGCCTTTTTCTGTGTATGGGAATTTCTTGTTTCCAACTTGCGGCATATAAATCCTTATCGAACTAGCTTGGTTGCAACAAAAGAGATGACACCGCCAACAACAGAGGCGATAGCCATTCCAACGAAAAAGCCGCCTTTAGACTTGTTAGCCATCTCAAGCAGCAATTTAATATCTTGGCGAAGTCCATGGACTTCTGCTTGTAGAGCCTCAACTTGGGCTTCTAGCTTACCAAATTCCCTTGGATCAATTTCCGACATTTGCAACCTCTTTTCTAGGTCTTCCAACCTTAGGTTTATCTTCTACTTCCTTTGGAGTTTCCTCAACAAGAACGTATCCTTCGTGACCTTTCATGCTATCAATATCATGCTGATAGGTGAAAGTTATTAGAGTACCAGACTGTAAACAACGAAAAGTAGCCATAAAAAACTCCAAAAAAAGGGGGGTATTAGCCCCCTTTAATTACACTACTGCACGAGCAACGATAAGTTGCAATGTAGTAGATGCCAAGTCCACAGAACCTGCTGTTGGATTGTAAGTAACGATAGTCACAGTATCTGCCGCTGAAACATAGGCTCTACGAACCAAACCTGCTTCAGAAACGCCAACTGACATACCGAGAACCATATCACCCAAAGCAACGCCTGGAACTGTTACTGTGTCTGTAGCGGTTGCAGTAGTAGCTACTGAAGCGCTATTTAGAGTACAAGAAACATCCCAAGTGTCTGTAAATAGACCACGGAACTGGTCAGTTCCCCTACGGGAAGTAACTGCTGTTGCTGCTGCCATAATAAATCTCCTTGATGTAAAAAATCCCCCCACCGATTAAGGCGAGGGGAAAAGGCAACTATTAGGCTGGAACTGCTAACGCAAATGCGCTAGAAGACAAAGCTGCACCAGTTGTAGCGGCTGTACGCATGGCTTTTACACCATACAGAGTATCAGATGTAAACAGAGTAGCGAGGTACTCTTGTTTGTACTGAGTCTGTGAACGAACACCAACTTGTTCAACCAGAACCATAGAGTCTTTGTGACCCATCAAGCAGATACGATCAGTGGTGGAATTACCAGCACCAGTATCAGCATTGCTAGATGTGAACACGGGGATACCATACAGTTGACCGATTTCACCAGTACGGATTGCGTTACCATTACCCACAAAAGCCTGTTCTGTATAACGGGAAAGACCCATCAACGTATTGCGGCTTGAAGGAGGAATGATGAAGAAACGACCATCCATAGGAGTGTCATTGTCATCCAAACGCTGAATCGTGCGACGAATAGCGGCATCAGTCAACGCAGAAGCATTGGAAGATGTGCTGTTGTAAGCAGTAGTACCATCACCGCCAATAAAGGCTTTGGTGGATGTATTGCTTGTTGCGTAGTCGTTAGTACCGACAGTAGCACCATTGAAAGCACGACCCAATTGGATCAAGTCGGTATCAACTTGTTTAGCCAAAGCGTAACCAGCATCGGCAGTATAGAACTGACGCAAACTGTTCAATGCTTGTGCTTCAACAATGTCCTCAATGAAACGTGAGTACTCATAGTGCTTGTTAATCAAGACTTGAACTTCTGTCTCAGTATCGGCAATCAGAGTCACAGCAGTAGATGCCGCTTTTGCTGATGCGTTACCACGAGTAGGAGCTGGAATGTGAACTGTGTCACCCTTCTTGCCCTTGAAGTTCATCTTCATTACGATGTTAGCCAAAACAAGGTTTTTCTTGTATGCGGCTACGATTTCATCAGACCAGATTTCTGGGATGAATTTGTCTGCGGTTGTTACTGTAACCGCTGGTGTTGGATATGCCATGATTAAATCTCCTAAAGTTTAACGAACTCGACCTTCTGAGTATGCTGCCATAATTTCTTGACTTAAAGCATCATAACGATCTGGGTCTTGCATTTTGAGCCGAATAAGGTCTGCCCTTCTGTATACCCTCTTTGATGATTCACCAGAACCACCTACATCAACACCTACTGCTTTTAAGTTCTGTTTGCGAGTTACCTCGCCCTCATTACTTGTTTGCTTCTGTTTAACAGAACGTAGCTGTTTATAGGTAGATAGCAATTCATTGGCTGAGTCGTAATCATATCCAGAATCGGCTTGCTCGAAGATTTTAATGCGAATAGGGCTAGATTTCACCCAATTTGCAAAGTCCTGATCTTTGGCAATATCTCCAAAGTCGGGATGCTCTTGCGCTAACCTTTGCTGAATCTGTGACCTTTTCATTTCTAGCGTTACTTGTCGTGCCGCTAGGATGTCTGGGTGATTATCAACAGTCTTTTGAACTGCCTTCTGTGGATTCTCAAAGAAATCTACTTCAGGCTCTTCCTGTCTAGTCTGTTGTTGTCGTGAACCAAGGTTCTGTTTGATAAGTTCATCGGCTAACTTTCTAACCTCGCCTACTTCCTGTGCTTGCTTTCCAATTAGCTTTTCAGCCTCTTGGTGCATCTTCACAATCTCGTCTAAACTTTTTTCCCTGTATTTCTCAGGAAGTTCATTCTTTTGCGAAATCTTCTGTTCTTCGATCTCTAACTCACCCAACTCTTCTTTGTCATCATCAACTAACATACTTTTTTCCTTTTCCTGCCGTTAATCGGTTGTAGGAGATTCAACTCGGCATAATTGCTTATGAGTTGATTTTGCGTTCAGTTTTTAACTTGTCTAAGTGGCTTTTCTCGAACTTCCCATGCGCTGATGGAAACGCTCCAGACCACCCTTCTAAGCGAAAAGCTGGCGCTGAGAGAATGCGATGAGAATTCTCACCACACTCACACTTTAGACTTGTTGCCTCATAATCAACAAATCTTTCTGTCTTATGCCCGTTTATACAGGCAAATTCATACATTCTTCTCATTTAAGTCCTCAAATGCTCTTTCGCTGACTTGTTTTAAGTTCTTCAGCCAAATAAGGATTGAATACTCACCTTTTCTGAATTGTAGACTTTTTTCATCTGCAATCGTTGCGATATTATTCAAAGGCTCTATCATTTTGTCAATATCTTCCATTAAATCTATCCACCCTTGAGTAGACATCATGTCAAATCGAGCGTCATAATAATTTTGTAGTTCAGTTGTCATACGTCTTCAGCATCCTCAAAACCAACCTGATTCTTTAAATCAGCATATAAACCATCCATCAGATTTCCCTGTGGAGTTGGGCAATAGAAGGCGTGTTGTGCAACTTCCTGTGCGTTTGCTTGCCTTGCATCAGCATTGGCAGACACAGACACTTGATATTGCACTTGATCTTTGTTGCCAAAGATGTTGGTGATACGGGCATAAGCGTCTGTGAAGGGGACGCCTACATTGCTTGTGGGGATAGAGATTTTCAGAGCCATTAGTAAGTCACCTCAGTTGTTTCGATTTGTACTACCCAGCGAATTGTGGTGGCTGCCTGACCTGTAACAGTCACAGCGATACCGCCGCTGGTGGTGTCAGCAGTGACCGCCAAAACCCAAGTAACAGCGCCAACGTCTTGAGCAATAACAGTTGGAGTCACAGCCGCAACCAGAGTTGTGGATGCAGCGTTAGCACCACGCTTGATTACGCCTTCAAACTTCCAGCCTGATGTAGCACCGCCACCAGTGACGTTGGCGATGCAAGTGCCTTGGAATGTGTAGGCGCTGTTGTTGGGTAGGATGACTTGGTTGGTTGTCCCGCCGCCAGAGTTATTGCTTGTCAAAACTGTTGCAGTTGCATCTGTAGTTTGCTTCGCCAGTAAAAGTGTTGCAAGTTGATGTCTACCACCTGATGACGCAATAGGGCCATTACTTGCAGGCGTAACAAAATTTCCAACAATAGACCTTGCTGTGCCGCCAGTGCCGCCAATGACAATGCTGACTGCGCTATCTGCTGTGTTGCTTGAACCACCAATGGCAGCGGCACTACTACCGCTTGCCGTGTTGCTTGACCCACCAACAACAGCAGAACTTGAACCGCTTGAAGTTCCGTTGCCAATACATACAGCACCACTTCCAGATGCAGTAGCGTTCTGGCCTCCCAAACACACTGAATTAGCTCCAGATGCAGTAGCATTTGCTCCAGCAGAAATGGCGTGGTTTGCGGTGGCGCTAGAACTTGAAAGAGCCACTGCTCGGTAGGCGGGTGATGATACGGGCGACTCAGTTAAAGAAAGCCATCCAGTTTCGGCATTACCAGCAACCCCTGCTGAAATTGCATTTTTACAATATACAAGCTCTAAAATTCTTCCTGGAGTTCCGTAATAAATACCAGAGGCAAATTGTGCGGCTGTTCCATCTCTTGCATCGCTTGAATATATGTTTATGCCTTGGCTGTTGCTTCCGTATCTGGCAACAATAAACCTGATAACTTTGCCTTCAGGTGGGGATGTTGGCAAGTAAACTCGTATAGTGTTGGTTCCTGCTCCCGTTCTAAAATACTGAATTGGAGCGCAATCATCTGTTAGCGAAACGGTTCTATCGGCAGAAGTAGATGCTTGTGCAGAAAAGAAATCCCACACCTGAATTGCAGGTGTGTTCTCGGATGCAAAGCCCGTAAACATTAGTAATCCCCACCAATAGCAGTCAGGTGAAAGCCTGCCGCTACTGCTGTACCAAACGTAGCGTACACACGGTAACCCGCCGCCAAGCTAATGTTTAAAGGCAAGATAATGTCAGGTTGTTCTGCTGTTTCAGAAACAGTTGTTGCAGACAAGGTTCGCTCAAGATACAGCGTGTTGTTGGCGGCTGTGGTGGTTACAGAACCGTTGTTGATCCAGATACGGATAACAGTTGCCACGTTAGTGCCAAGCGCCCTGACCTTGATGAAATCAAGCCGTGAGCCTTCCACTGCACCCGCTGTTTCAATCGGGCCGTAGATCGTACCGCTGCTCAGGTCTTTGGTGGTGTTGGCGGTTACGCCAGGAGTTGCCGCATTAGCCGCAGCACCACTTACCCAAGAGTTAGCAGGGATTAGCGGAAAAATAGGGTTTGTATTCTGTGCCATTTACATTGCTCCGATTGACCAAGATTGTAATTTAGGAATAGGGGATGATGAACCACCAGTTGATGCGATAGTGATACCACCTGAAGAATTTGTAATTGTGATATTGCTTCCAGCAGTCAATGTTGAATATGAAAACCCAGTCCCATTACCAATTAACAATTGACCATTAGTCGGAGTTGATGCAAGACTAAAAGCCAATGTGCCACTTGTTGTAATTGGCGATCCACTTACAGACAAAAATGATGGGACTGTTGCCGCCACGCTTGTGACTGTTCCACTACCTCCACCGCCACTAGCATTGATTGTTTGATTTGGGAAAGAACCTGAAATTGTGACGTTTGTTCCAGCAATCAATGATGGAGTTGCTGTGCCTGTACCGCCATTAGCTACAGCCACAACACCTGTGACATTAGATGCTGTTCCTGTAGTGTTTTGGTTTAATGTCGGTACATCAGCAACTTGAATAGCTGACATGACCACATCTGTGCCATTGCCACGCAAGTATTGACCAGAAGTAACAGCACCAGCCAACGCATCCATTGCATTTTGCCGTGTTGTCTCACCTGTACCGCCATTGGCAATTGCTACAGTACCTGTAACATTAGAAGCAGTACCTGTGGTATTTTGATTCCATGTAGGAACAGTTCCAGACAACTGCGAATAAGGCAAACTTAGTGCGCTTAAAGTTGTCAATGTACTGTTGCTAGTAGCCGTGATGTTTGCGGCAGTACCAGTTGTATTTTGATTTAGAGTCGGTATGTCAGAGGCGACAATTGCTCTAAACGTAGGAACACCAGAAGAACCATCAGGAGAAGCAAGTACATAGTTTGCTGTCTTACTTGCATAAGGGTTTAGAGTATCTCCATAACCGCTTGCGAGACTAATAGCTGGTGTTGCACCACCACTAGAATTTACTGGAGATGTCCCTGTTACCGATGTAACTGTTCCATTTCCTTTATTATTAAAAGTTGTCCAATCGGCAGAACTTAAAACACCTCTATTGCTTGCAGAAGCAGTTGGGACATTTAAAGTAATAACTGGTGTTGTAGTTCCATTGGCTACAGTAGAACTTAAATCTGTTCCTGATGTACCTAAAGTAAGCGCACCTACACTTGTAACAGTACCCGCTGAACCAAAGTACGGCAAAGTGTTCCAATTGTCCGTACCATTGCCGACTTTAAGTTTTAAAGTATCAATTTCAACGCCAACTTCACCCTCTGCAAGAATGGGGTTTGTTGAAGTCCAATCAGCCGCATCACCACGCCTGAGTTGTATTTGAATTGCCATTAAATGCCCCCTGCATCAATAGGAGTGACCCCACCATAGATGCTAAATGGATAACCACCATCAAGATTAGCAAATGCTTGCCCGTTTTGTCCAGAAACGCCAGCAGCGCCTTGTGGCCCACGATCGCCCTTCTCTCCAACAACGTCACCAACATTTATTGTCTTACCATCGGAAAAAGTGACAACCAAAGACCCATCAAAGTCTATTTTAGTGCCAACAATGGAGACTCCATCTTCTCCATCCTTACCATCAGCACCATCTTTGCCATTATCACCATTTTTACCATTTTTTCCATCAATCCCACGCTCACCTTGCGAGCCTTGATCACCTTTTTCTCCCTTGTCACCAACAGGGCCTTGTAGTTTCTTTACATCAAGGATATGGTTTTCAAGTTTAGGTAGTTGTTTATCAAGCAGAATTGCCAATGCAGACAACTTTGCATCAGTTGACGCATCTGATAGCAGTATCTGCTTAATATCCATCATTGATTAACAATACTGTTAAGAAAGTTAGTATCTTTTGTTTTTTGCTCATTCTTGTCCATGTTTTGCAATTGAACAACCTTTAACTTGTTCTCAATGTCTTTTTCTTTGAGCATCAATTCTGCAATTTTGACACGTTTGTTGAACTCTTTTTCAGCCAAAACGTCATTATCAGGCAAGTTTTTAGTGGTTGCAGCAAGTGTCTTAGCTTGGACTTCTTGAGGCATTAACTGTGTTTCAGTCAACAATTTAGCAGCTTCCGCACGATTTTGCTCTGCTTGTGTAGTTTGAACAGCAATCTGAGCCTGTGCCGCTTGCATAGCCAACTCAGCCTGTGCTTGTTGCATCTGCTGTGCTTGTGGATCAGGTTTGCTCATCTCATCCAACATCTGAATCAACTCAAATCTGTTAGACAGAGATGAATTAGCCATGATTCCCTTCAGAATGATAGGCAAAACAGGCGTATTCGGGCCAAGAGTCTGCAAAAGCGCAATGAATTGTTGTTGCTCATGCTCTCTAGCGATGATTCCAAGTGCAGCCGTGGGAATAAACTTCATGTCCACAGTAGGGTAACGCTCGGGGTCGAACTGCATATACCGATAAGCGGCTTTGGTGATGAAGGGGATCATAAAATCCTCTTGAAAGTTCACCAAGGTACGCTTGTATTTCTTGATAATCGAGGCTGTAGCCATCGAAATACCACCCTGACCCGCATCCCTAGAGACAGCAGTAATCATTCCCTGAGAGTCAAGTGTTCCTGTTGCCATCAAAAGCATACGCTCAAACTCTTTAGCAGTTGTCAGGTTAGAACCATCAGTATTGCCAAACTTGAACGGGAACAGAATCTCATTGGGATTGCCGTTTGTCAGGATTGCTTTGCCTGGCTTTACTTCAAACTTAGCACCACGAGGAAGGCGAGTAGCATCCATGGCCATCATTGGGCTAGTTGTGAGCGCTAGAGAATCTAAGTGGCTACGCACTTGGGCATCAATAGCCTTTTGTGAGTTGTAAGCCTTCTCAACAGTACCACGACCCAACAAGCGATTAGGAACTGTGTCATCCTGATAAGCAAGAATCGGTCTATCCTTCATCATGTATGGGTTCTTTTCTGCTTTTAGAAGAACACCATCATTGGCAATCACTACAATTGCCTCAACCAGATCGGAATACTCGTCCTGAATAGTGTCATCAGGGAAGAAATCTTCTACTTCACCATCTTCGTTTTCCAACTGTTCTAGGTACTCACGAGGGACTAAGCCATAGTAAGTAAGTAGTTTTACCTTGTCATCTTCGTACTGGGAGACTTCTTGTGTAGGCTCTAAGTCCGTGTCCATTGAGTCAGTACCAACCTTTACCTTGCGGTAGATACCTTCTTCTTGACCTTTAACAATCTTGTGGATAGAGACATACTTCTCAATAGCCACACCCATACAGTCATCAATAGATGTTCCATTAGGGTCGAACAGGAAGTTACGGGGATTAACAGGAACAATCTTGACTGCAATGCGGTCTTGTTCTACTACTCCAATAGCGGCTTGACCTATTTGACCAGGTATTGCTTGAGTAGAAGGAACATAGACTTTCTCTGTTTTGACAACAATCTCACCAATGCCAGTACCATAAATCTCAGCCAACAACTCAATCTGGTCAATAGACTTGCGAATCTTGTCTACTTTAAAGTCTTCCATGAGTTGTGCTTTGATGGCAACAACATCTAAAGGACTACCATTGACATCACGAATATCGTCTTGAATATCAAAGAACTCACCCTGACCAAAGATGGCTTCCATGATCTCGGCATGGCGTGTCTCTACCGCTTGTTGGGTAGCGGGGGTAACGATTCTTGAACGCTCAGAGTCCCTTGTCTTATCTTGGGCATCCCACTCACCATTGAAGATACGCTCGTACTCTAGCCAATCATCAAGACAGTTAACATCTCTCCAATCCCTCCAACGATCACAATGGTTAACAACAAAGTTAACTATTTCCTTGTCTGAGTCACTAGGTTCTTGGAATTCGTTTTGATCCATAATCAGACCTCATAATGATTGTTCTTACGCATATTCTCAATTGCGGGAATAATTTGCAAGTTGTTTGGCACATGAAGTCCACAAACAGTTTTGCCCTGCAATGGGATTATATGGTCAACGTGCCAATTTTGACCACTATCTCTTGACCTCATGGCTGCCACTTGATAATAGCATTGTATTTTTAGGCGGTCAAATTCTGTTAACCAAAGTGGTGTTCTTAGCAATTTTGCACTTTTACGATTCATTTGAAGTTTGGCACGAATAGCTTTATTCTTTTGTCTGTAGTTTTTTAAAGCACGTAAATGTGTTTGCCTTGTTTCACCAGCAGATCGCCTTTTTCTCGCAGATGCGTTAACTTTATCTTTGTGTTCAGAGTCATATTGCCTATCTCTTAAGCATTTGCATTTTTTGCAATATCCTTGCAATCCATCTCTACGACTCTTATTTTTGAAAAACGAGTCCACCGATAAAGTTTCTTTGCATTTTGAGCAAAACTTTTTGTCAGACCCCTGAAACAACATCAACTGGTTCCCATTCGTCATCATTATCTTCTTGAAAATAACTTGTTACGGCAAGTTGGTCTATGTAGCTCAAACTATCGGGTAAATCGTCGTGAACGCCTGTGGCTGGAAATAAAATGAGTTGATCAACAAATTCGTCCCAATCTTCCTCTGAATTAAGAATGATTCTGCCATGTTCAAAGCGTCCTTGCAATGCCCAAATAATCCTATCTGCTTTTTTCTTGTTGCCATGAGTAAGGTCTACTATATGAGCGTAAATATTGTTTTTTCGCATTAAATCCGAAAGATATGGCAGAACGGCATTTTTCAATGCCCCCTTTTCAATACCTACGGATAAAGGGCGGTAATCTCTTATTGCCATCAAGATATTTGACGCTGTAGTTCTAATGTCCCATCTCCCGTGTTCTATCTTCTCAACAAACCACTTTCCATCGTCTGTCACCTTCACTATCGAGATAGCAGACTCGTCCAAACGCTTCTTAGAATTAGCCGCTTGTTTGGCAACTTCCTCAAATCCTGCCAAGTCAACAGCGATGTAATAGCTTCCATGTTCAGGCTTAACCCCGTATTTAATCCATTCTTCCTTAAAAATATCCGACCCCGCATTGGTAAACGAAGCCATAAACTCTTGTTTAAAAGCAAAGGTACTCAGGGTCTTCTTAGCGGAATCTATCTCTGCTTGGTCAATCAAAGGGTTATCAGCAGTCGTGAAGTGCCAGGACTTCCAATCAGGATCATCTTCACTCTCGCCCAACTTAAAGGTATCGTAGAACCAGTTTCTCCCTTTAGGAGTCCCAATAAAGAGTGCTCTCCCACGTTTATCAGATAAAGATGCTCGAATGACCTGTTCCCATGCTTCAGGCTTAATGTCTGCTACCTCATCTAGTACAGCATAGGTCAAAGACACACCACGAAGCGTATCAGGTCTGTCAGCACCACGAAC